TCATGCCTCGGGCTCCGCGGCGCGGGCGCCGAAGCCGATGCCGCGCTGCTTCACCGCCTGGCCGGAGATGGCGGCGGCGGCCGTCGCGGCGCGGCTGACCTCGTCGAGCTTCTCCTCGAAGCGGCCGAGCTGCTGGGTCAGCCGCGCATCGAGGTCGCGGATGAGGGAGAGCGGTACGTAGGTCCGCGCGACCTCGAGCTTGAAGGCGGCGAGCTCGTCGCGGGCGCCCTGCTGCTGCTGGGCGGCCGGCGGGGCGGGCGGCTCCGCCCTGGCGCCCAGCTCGCGGCGGAGCTGGACCACCATCCACATCAGGACCAGCGCCAGCGGCGCATCGGCCAGCGCCGCCACCAGGGGCGGCGGGATCTCGGCAAGCATGGATGTCACTCCTTCTGGGAGGGGTGCGCGCCTTGAAGCGTCACCCCGGCGAGCCCACCCTTGCGCCGCTGCAACGCGACGCCGGGACCATGTGGAACGAGCCCTATCTCGAGACCTGCTGCCGCTCCGCGCTGCACCGGCTGACGCTGGTGGGGGGCGGGGGGCGTCCCTCCGGGCTGAAGGACGGCCCCTGCCTGGAACGGCTGCAGGGCATGGGGCTGGCGCGGCTGCGCGGCGACGGCCGCTTCGAGATCACCACGCCGGGCGAGGCCCGGCACGCGGCGGAGATCCTGAAGCGGGCCGCCGGCTAGGTGGCGCTAGCGCCTGATCCGCGGAGGCGGAATCGCCGGAGCGGTGAACCAGTCGCTCAAGGATAGGCTGAAGCGTGATCCACGAGAGTGGATCACGCTTCAGCCGCCGCGCCAGCCGGGCTGGCCGATGCGCGGCGGCAGCAGCGGCAGGCGCACCGGCTCGCTCATCAGGCAGCCCGCCACCGCGTCCAGCGCGTCGTCGTGCATGCCGCCGCCCTGCGGGCGCCAGGCCGCCATCTCCTGCGGGAAGCGCGTGCGGAACACGCTTTCATGCGCGGAGAGGCGGCGCGCCGCGAGCACGGGGTCGAGCGCGCCGAGGATGCGCTGCACCTTCGGCACGCGGCTCGACATCTCCCGCACCGGCGCAGGCGACGCCGGCGCGCGACAGCTCCTGCCGCAGCAGGCCGGGCAGGAAGCCGCCGATGCCGTTGGTCTCGACGCGCAGCACGGGCAGCAGCAGCTCCTGAGCCAGCAGGGCGACGCTGCGGCATTGCTGGGTCGCGGGATCCGCCGCCGCGCCGGGGTCGTGCGTGACATAGGCCAGCCGGTGCAGGTAGTGCCGGCCTTCCGCATCCGCAAAGGTCGCGGCGCCACACCTGGAATCGCCGCGCCCGGGCCGGCCGAAGGCCGGGTCCCACCAGCCGCCGCCCGAGACCAGCCGCGTGCCCATCAGCGTCAGCACGCCGCGCCGTTCGCCTCGCGGTATTCCGGCTCGGCGCGGTAGCGGAGGATCAGCGCGGGGTCGAGGCGCACCGCCTCCTCCGTGACCGGCTGCAGCAGCATCTGCCGCTGGAAGGCGATCGGCGGCCCGACCCGGCGGCGGAGCTGCGCGACCGCCTCCACCGGGAAGCGCGTCCGGCCAGGGCGCTGGCCTCCGGCCGTCGTCGAGGATCGGGATGGACCATCCGCGCATGCCCGCGAGCGGGCGCGTCGTTGCCCTCCGCGTAGAGAGCTCTCGGCCGCATGCGGCGGTGCCGACGATGAGCGTGGTGCCGTCCGGCGTCAGGATGAACTCCGCCTCGGTGAGGCGGGTCCGCAGCTCCTCCCGCGTTGCCCGGCGTGTCGCAGTTGCCGGCGACCTCGACGTCGTCGCAGATGATCATCTCGGCCCGCGCGCCGGTGATGTTGCCGCTGATGCCGGCGGCCAGCATCGAGGCGTCGCGCAGCACGGCCTCGCGCACCACGGTGAAGCGGTCGGACGCCCAGCCGCCTTCGGCATGGTCGGGCAGCAGCACGCCGCAGAGCGGGTGGCGGGCCAGGATGCGGCGGACGGTGGCGACCATGCGCGTGGCCAGCGCATGGTCGGCGGCCAGCACCAGGATGCGGGTGTCCGGCGCGCGGTACAGCGTCCAGGCGCAGAACAGGCCCACCAGGGTGGACTTGCCGGCGCCGCGGAACGCCATCAGCAGCAGCCGGCGGTCGCCATCCTCCAGCGAGCCTTCCAGCCAGCGCAGCACGCGGCGGTGCAGCGCGGGTGTCGGCAGGCGGGCGCGCTGGTTCCAGATCCAGGCGAATTCGAGCAGGTCCGCGGGCTGCGTGGTCACGATTTGTTCTCGTCAGACTCCGCGTCGCCGGCCGGCGACGCCTGGTCTTCCGAGGCCATGCCGGCGCGCGCCGCCTCGATCACCGCATCGGTGTCGGAGGCAGGGTCGTCCGGCTGTTCGTCCCCGGCCAGCGCACGCAGCTGCGCGAGGTGGTCGAGCGCCTCCCGCGCCGCAGCGATCCGCGCGAGGAACTGCTTCGGGTCCTCGGTCGTGGTGCCGGCGACGAAGGCGAGGTAGTCGCCGCGCAGCTTCTCCTCGGCGAATTCCGCCAGCGCCTTCGGGATGCCGCCGGGCGCCGGGGTGGCAGGCTTGCGGCCGCGCTTCATGCCTTCACCACCCGCACGCGCACCGTGCCGGGGTTGAGGTCGACGGCGGCGCCGCTGCGGTTCCAGGCGGTGACGGTCACGGTATCCTGCGCGCCGATCTGCGCGAGGAAGACGACGCCGGAGGTCGACAGCGAATAGGATGCCTGCACGAAATCGCCCGGTCGCGCGCCGGGCACCGTCACCGGCGTCTGCGCGCTGCCGCCCGCCGCGATCGAGGGCGGATCCCAGGCCGCTTCCGCCACCAGGTCGCGCGCGCCGTGCCGCAGGTCCGGCAGGCCGTACAGCACCGGCGGCGCATGGCGCGGGTCGCAGCAGAGCCGCATCGAACGCACCTCGTAGTCGCGGTCGATGCGCGCGATGCCGATCACGGCATAGGCGACGCCGGCGCCGAGCCGGACGGCCTGCAGGCGCGTCAGCGTCCCGTCCTCCATGTCCGCCGCACCCTGCCACCAGCGCGCCGTCGGGTTCCACTGCACCGACTGGCCGGACGCGAGCACCGTGCCGGCCGCACCATCCGCCATCACGCCCATCGCCGCGTCGAAGCACATCACCATCAGCCGCGGCGCATCGGCATCCATCGCCAGCGCGAAATCCTTGCAGGTGCGCGCATCCACCACGAACCCAAGCGCCCGGCCGCCGCCCAGCGTCACGCCGCGCGAACCCAGCGCGAAGGCATCGAGGCCGGGGAAGCAGAAATCGCCGAGCAGCGCGGGCGTGCCGCCGACGTTGGAGGACAGGCAGGCGAGCTTCTCGAACCCGGTCTCCGCCGCATTCCAGCGGATCGCCGCGGCGCGCAGGCTGGGCACGGCGGCGATCTCGCGCAGCGCCTCGCGGTGCGGCGCGGCCTGGTGCAGCGCGCGCACCGCGCCGCCGAGCCGCGTCGCGGTGGCGGTGTGCTGGATGTCGACCTGGTAGCCCTGGCTGGCCCAGGCGACCTCGTACAGGTGGTCCTGCGCGCCGGCGGTGTGGCGGGCGACGAAGGGGCTGCAGCCCTCCATCCGCAGCGCGCGCCCCACGATCGCGCGGCTGTTCACCTCGCACAGGAAGGGGATGCCGGTGATCGGCTTGTCGCGCGCGTTCAGCTCGAAATTCGGCGCGTCGAACATGTGCCGGTTGTGCGCGACATAGGCGCCCGGCGCGGCGGACAGCCGGATGCCGAAGCGGTCCTTGTCGGTGTGCACCGTGCTGCCCACCGCGAAATGCCCGCCATAGTAGCGGATCGAGGTGTTCCAGGCACCCGCCGTCGCGGTCCGCACGTCGAGCCCGATGTGGTTGTTGACGAAACGGCCGAGGATCAGCGTCGTGTCCTCGAAGCCGCGCCCGTCGCCGAGCGTGCGCAGGCCGATGGTGAAGCCCGTCACCTCCCGCACCTCGACCACGCTGGCGTCGAGGTTGCGCAGCACGACGCCGATGTCGCCCTCGTTCGACCAGTCGGACTGCGCGGCGCGCATCACGTGCAGGCCGGTGAGGATCTTGTTCGCGTTGCGCGCGGTGCCGCCATCGCCGATCGTCAGCGCTGCCTGGCCTGCCGGGCCCGCATAGACGATCGAGCCGCGCATGATCAGCCCTGACGCGGCACCCGGCAGGACCAGCGGCTGCGCGGTGCGGAACGCGCCTTCCCCCAGCAGCAGGGTGCGGCCGGCGGCGGCGGCGGCGTTCATCGCGGCCTGCAGCGCCGGCCCGTCATCCGTCGTGCCGTCGCCGCGCGCGCCGAAGTCGCGCGCCGACAGCCGCTCGGCCATCTTGTCCTCCGCGGTGCGCGGCACGGCACCGGGAAACGGCGCGGTGAGCAGGGCTGAGTCGCGCGGGAAGACGGTGGCGTTGCCGTTCGAGTCGAAGCCCAGCAGCCGGTTCGCGCGCGCCGGGCGCAGCGGCAGCAGAAGCTGCCCGCCGACCTCCGACGGGTCCTGGCGCAGCGCGGCGCCGATCTCCTCGCGGCTTTCCTGCAGCACGGCGACCATCCGGTCGAGCTCGTCGTTCAGCGTGCGGGCGCGCAGCAGGCCGTTGTCCTGGAAGTCCGTGTTGCGCTCCGCCCGCACCCGGCGGCGCAGCGTCACGGCCACGCCGGCGGCCGGAGGCGTGGCGAGACTGACGGTGCCGCCCTCGCTCGTGCCCGCGCCGGCCACCGCGTAGCCGCCGGCCAGCTTCACGCCGGCCACGCGGATGTCGAGGTCGACACCGTCGAAGATCGGGAAGGGAAAGGCGAAGTCGGTGCGCGCGCCGTCGCCAACGTACTGCACGCGCGGTGCGACATCGCCGATGCGGATGTGCTCGGCCATCGGGGGTCCACTCCTGGGGACAGGGGGTCAAGGGGGCGGCGCCCGCCTGGCGTCGCGCGGCAGGGCTGGCGGGGGCGGCTATTCCAGCAGGTTGCGCAGCGCGCCGCCGAAGCTCGACCCGGCGCGCAGCCAGGGCGTGAGGGAGCCGTCGTCGTTCAGCAGGCTGCGCCGCCCGGAGGCGAGGCGCGTGGCGAAGACCGCGTCGGAATCCGCCTGCGCCGCCGCCGCGTCGCGCTGCAGGCCGGCGGTCAGCGCGGCGGCCGAGCCCTCATCCGGCGCGACGCCGCCGGCCGCCAGCCGGGCGCGCGCCGCAGCGACGGTGCCGGCCAGCCGCGCATCGCGCGCGCGCTGGTCGGCCGCCTGCTGCGCCGCGGCCTGCTGGGCGCGCGCCTCGTTCTGCGCGGCGGCGGCGTCCACCTGCTGGCGGTTCTGCGCGGATTGCGCATTGGCCTGCCGCGCCGTGGCATAGAGCGACGCGCCGGCGCCGACGAGCGTCGCGATCGGGGCGAGTTGCGCCATCACTCGTTCATCCTCGTGTCGGTGGTGACGGAGAGCAGGTTCAGCGGCAGCGGCGTGTCGCCTTCCACGCGCCAGAGCGGCGCGAGCGCATCGCGCCGCCAGCCCAGCGCGCGCAGCGCGACGTCGCCGGTGAAGGCGGGCGGCGCGGCGTCCAGCACCGCGGTGTCCAGCCGGCGGAACGGCACCGGCTGCGCGCCGCGGCCGAGATCGACGGCCAGCGCCGGGGTCGCCAGCACCCGGAAGGTGACGGAGACCAGCCGGAGCGGCGCCGCCCCCAGCCCCGCGCTGCCGGCCATCTGCGGCGGCAGCGGCTCGATCACATGGGCGAAGGGCAGGCCGATCTGCACCGCGGCCGTCGGCGGGTCGAGCGCGATGCGCGCATTCGCCACCCGCGCCAGGCCGCGCGGTGCGCCGTCGGCCAGCACCGCGACCTCCCGGGCCTCGAGGTGGCCGAGGCCGGTCCAGACATCCTGCGGCGTGGCCGCCGTCCCGGTCAGGGCGGCATCGGTGCCGAGCGCGGCGTCGAAGCGTTCCAGCCGGAAGCTGCCGCCGCGCTCCACCACGACATGGACGCGGCCCTCGGTTTCGGCGACGGCGCGGAAGGCGCCCGCGGTCTCCTGCCGGGTCCAGGCGATCACCTGCTCGGCGCGGTAGAGCGTCAGCGTCGCGATGCCGCCATCCGCCATGACCAGGTGCAGCAGCCGCGTGGTCTGGTCGTAGGCCATGGACACCGGCGCGGCGACCAGGTGCCGCGCGACCAGCGCCAGGTCGTTCGCCTGGTAGGCGTCGCCGACATCGGTGTAGGCGAATTCGTGCACCGCGCGTCCGGCGCGCGCGACGAAGACGGTGGAACCGTCCACGTCCACCGGCGGCACCATGCGGTCCACCGGGCTGCCGATGCGCGTCTGCCGGCTGAGCTGGATCGAGGACGGCGTCAGCGGGTCGCCGGTGACCATCCATTCGGCGCCCGAGGTGAAGACCTGCAGGTGCCGGCCGGAGAAGACGGCGCGGATCGCGTTCACCTGGTCCGACATCAGCGCGAACTCGATGCCCTCGTCGTCGAGCCCGGTGCCCGGGTCGAAATCGCCGAGGTCTCCGGTGCGCGACAGCCAAAGCCGGTTCGGCAGCTCGCGCGCGCCGCCCAGCACCAGCCGCGCCTGGTGGAAGCAGGCCGAGACCGGCCAGCCGCGCGCCGCGCTGAACGCGCTTTCCTCGCAGTTCGTGGCGGCGACGGTGTCGGGCAGCGCGTCCTCCACAGTGGCGGTCGCCTGGGTCGGGCCGGCCACGGCGGTGACGCGCACGCGCCGGCCGTTCAGCCGGAAGCGCGCGCCGACATGGCCGGGCTGGAACAGCGTGGCGCTGGCGGTCAGCGCGATGCTTCCCGTCGTGCCGGACGGCGTGATGGCGACGCCCGGCGCGAACAGGTGGAACGGCTCACGGGTGAAGGCGAACTCCGCGATCGTCCAGGCTAGGTGGCTGCTGCGGGTGACGCGCCGCGGCGCCATGTCCGGGTGGAACAGCAGCAGCGTGTCGGCTTCTGCGTGAAGGCCATCTGCGGCAGCGTCGCCGCCGTCCAGGGCGCGGCGAGGGACGCGACCTCGGCATCCTCCAGGAAGACCTGCAGCCGGCCGCGGTCAGCGCCAGCAGGTAGGTCTGCTCGGTGTTGAACTCGAAGGCGATCAGCCGGGCGGGGCCGGGCAGGACCGCCAGGTGGCGCAGCCCCGGGGCGGCGCGCGACGCCGCCGGTCGGCTGGATCACCACGTTGCGCAGGCGCCGCGCGCCGTTCTCGAAGGCGCGCAGGTCGCCGCGGCCGTAGAGCTCCGGCGCGAGCTCGCCGGCGGCGAAGCTGGTCTTGGTGCGACGCGTGGGGCCGGCCATCCCGCTCAGCCCCTGACATCCACGAGGGGGAAGCCCTCGATCGCGCGCGGCGTGTCCTGCTGGCTGTCCACCTGCCGCGCCTGGCGCAGCTCCTGCTCCGCCAGGCGGAACAGCACCTCGGCGCGCGACGCGCTCTCGGTCAGCGGCAGGCAGAACTCGGCCGCCAGGCGGCGACGAGGCAGGCGGCGAAGAAGGGCGGGAAGGCGCTTTCGTCGGGCGGAAGATGTGGGTCAGCGTCACCGCTCCGCATCCGCATGCAGCCGTCCTTCGTGGATGCGATAGGGGATCCCCGCCCGCGGCCGGCGATGCCCGCCGACAGCGCGCGCAGGAAGCCGGGCGGCAGCTGGAAGGCGTGCGCGTGGTCGGCGACCGGCGTGGCGGCGAGCCGCGCGAGCTCGGACTGGCCGGTCGCGAAGGACCAGGGATGCGCCGACAGCACGGCATCCCGGATGCCGGGATAGAGGTTCGCCGCGACTTCGGCTTCCGCCGTGCCCTCGGTCAGCGAGGCGACCGGCTGGGCGCCTAGCCGCAGCAGCGCGCGCGAGCACAGCGCGAGGGCGGTGAGGGACATGATGGGGGATCCCGCTTGAGATGTGTGTGCGTGCAGGGGGGATGTGCACGGGCCCCCACCCGGCCCTCCCCCGCGGGCGCGGAGGAGGGGGAAGCGGCGCGCGGCGACCCGGCCGCGCGCATGCGCAGCTACTCGGCCGCGCGCATGCGCAACTACTCGGCCGCGCGCATGCGCACGACGCCGGTGTCGTCCACCAGCACCGCGCCCTGGCTCATCATGTTCGCGACGAAATGCGCGGCGCGGTCGCCGTGCCAGGTGACGTCGGTCTGCACCTCGGCCGCGGCGGCGTGGCCGATCGCGGTCTTGTGGAAGAAGTAGCAGTACCGCAGCGCGCCCGACTTCGTCAGGCCGGAATGCGGCATCCACATCGCGCCCAGCCAGCGCTTCGCCTGCGTGCCGCGCCAGGGCAGCTCGTCAGGCCCGACATATTCGGACGACGCGAACTCGTCGATGCCGAGCAGCTGGCTCCACTGCTTCCAGCCGACCACCGCGAAGCGCTGGCCGTCATCCGGCACGTCGGCCGCGCCCAGCATCTCGAAGGCCAGCAGCACCTTCGCCCTGGTCAGCCCGTCGGTGTCGGTGGTGCCGGACGCGGTGCCGATCGCCTCCCGGGTCGCGGTGTCGAGCGCCGCGATGACCAGCTCGTCCGTCTTGCGGCCGAGCGCGTAGGCGCCGGCATTGGCGATGACCTCGCGCTCGTCGAGGTTGGTCTTCAGCTCGTCCAGGCGATCCACCCAGTCGCCGGCGTAGTAGTCCTGCAGCACGCATTCCACCTGGGCGTGTTCCAGGTTCATCACCGGCACGGTGCCATGCCGCGTCTTGGCGGCAGCGGTGCCCTTGCCGACCTTCGGGAAGAAGGTGCTGGTGCCGGTCACGCCGGTCTTGCTGCGCACCGTCGGGCGCAGCTTGGACCCGTGGCGCTGGTAGGCCTCGTGCACCTCGGCCTGGAACTGCTTGGTGAAGACGGCATCGATCTGGGTGCTGGTGGGCATCGCGGCCCTCCTGTCTGGGGCGGTTGCGGGATGCGGCGCGCGATCCGTTGACCCCGCGGGGGCGGATCGCGCGATGCGGCCCGCACGCCCGGGGGTCCGGGTTGGGTGCGGGCAAGGCGGTGGAGCGGAAGTCGGGCGGGGCGGACGGGGACCTCGGGAAACGAGGCCCGCACCGTCCGCCCCGCCGCCGCCGCGCGCGGAGGCGGCGCGCGGCGGCGCCGGCCGGCGCCTCGACCGCGTGTGGGCGGGAGGCGGCCGACCGGGAGCCGTCGTCAGGCGCCGTCGCCAACCAGGCGGCGGAAGCCCTCCGTGACGCGCTTGACGAAGTCGGGCTCGCGCGAGCGCCAGTAGCGGGGGTCGCGCATCATCTTCCGCAGCTCCGCCTCGTCCGGGGCGGCGTCGGCCACCGCGTCGCGCGACAGCGGCGGCTCCTTCGCCTCCATCATCCGGCGCATCGCGACGACGCCCTCCGCCGTGGCCGACAGCGCGGCGAAGACGGCGTCGGGCAGGTTGGCGCGGCCCCAGGCGGCGATCTGCGGCGCCAGCCGGCGGAAGCGTTCCTCGCCGCCGAACTCCGCATGCAGCTTGTCGCGCTGCTTGCCCGCCTCGAACTCCGCCGCGGCCTCGGTGATGAGCGGCAGCAGCCGCTCGGCGGCCAGGTCGTAGACCAGCTGCGCCTGCCGGCAGGTGAAGCCGGCCTCGTGCAGGCGGCGGTTCACCTCGTCATCGGGTCCGCACAGCTCGTGCTGCGCGCTGATCTCGTAGGCGTCGGGGGTTTCCGGCACGCCGAGCGCGCGGCGCCAGCGCTGCCGGTCCTCGTCCGGCGCATCGTCGCCGGGCGGGGAGATGCGGCGCGACATCGCGCGCTCCAGCTCCAGGTAGGATTTCAGCAGCGCCTCGACTCGCAGGGCGCCGGTCGCCGGGTCCCGGAATTTTTCGGGGATATCAAGGGCCGTCGTGGTGGGCTTGCTGCCGGCGGCCGCGATGTCGAGAAGATCCTCGTTCATCCCAGGGTCACTCCTGATGCGTGGAATTGTCGGTGGATGGTGGGGTAGGCCGGAGGATTTCCGGTGGCGCCCCCAGCGTCCGGGCCAGCCAGCGCGCCGCCGCGCCGGCATCGATCGTCGCCTTCGCCTCCGCCCCGAGTGCGCCCGCGGCCTCCAGGAACAGCAGCGTGTCGGCCGCGTCCGCCCGCGCCTGCACCCGCGCCAGCGGGGAGGCGTAGACCAGCCGCACCTCCCGCCCGTCGAGCGTGATCGGCGGCACCTCGCCGCGCCGGCGCAGCACCGCGAGGCAGCGCGAGACGAGCGGCGTCAGCAGCTCCGCCTGCAGCCGCCCATAGGTGGCGCCGAGCAGCCGCGCGCTGGACGCGGCGCGTTCCAGCACCTCGGTCGCGGTCATCGGCGCCTTGTCGGCCGCGGCGATCCGGTCGGCCAGCAGCGCGCCGCGGATCCGCAGGCGCAGATCCTGCAGCACGAGCTGCGAGACGTCGAAATTGCCGGGCGCCGCCAGCGGCGTGAGGCCGGAGGACCCGGCCGCCTTCGGGATGATCGCGCCCGGCACCAGGCGGATCGTCGCCGGGTTCAGCACGCCGTCATCCTCGGCCTGCCAGATGCCCGTGGCGGCGATCGAGGCGTTCTTCAGGATCAGCTCCACCACCTTGTTGGCGGTGCGGATGTCGGGCAGCGCCTTGGCGACGGGGCCGCGGCCATAGGTCTCGCCGGGCAGCTTCAGCCAGCGGAAGGCGACGAACGGGTTGTCCGCGAAGCGGCCCTCCGCCAGCAGCACCGGCGCGCCGTCATCGCCCTCCAGCACCGCCGCGAAGCGATGGCCGACGCGCGGGTCGGGCCAGGCGGCCTCCACCACGCGCCGCCGCGCTGCCGGGTCCTCGCCGCGCCGGCGTTCCAGCGGCGCGGCCGGCCAGCGGGCGCGGATCTCGTCGGCGGTCATGCGCAGGCTGCGGAAGACGGTGTCGAGCCGCCCGCCCGCGCCTTCCTCCAGCACCGCATCGCGCAGGGGCACCGCGCGGAAGCGCAGGGCGGAGGCCTCGCCGGGCGGCGCTTCCTCGACCAGCAGCAGCCCGGTGCCGGCGACGACCAGGTCCAGGAAGGCCTGGTGCAGCTCGAGCGCGAAGTTCGAGCGGTCGAGATGCCCCTGCAGCGTCTCCGCCGCATCGGCCAGCGTCCGCGCCACCGCCGCCTGGCGCGCATCCGGCACGTCGCGGCTCGGCGCCAGGGCGAACCAGCGCGACCAGGGCGGCGCGAGCTCGGCCAGCAGCGAGGCCGCGAGCCCCTCCGCCGCATCGGCCGCCGTCGCGTCGAACAGCGGCGCGGCGCCGGGGGCGGGCAGGGCGTGGTCGTAGCAGTCGCGCCAGATGCCCTCGAGCGGGCGGCGGCGCTCGGCGGCGCGGGCGTGCCGCGCCAGGATCTCCTCCGGCTGCATGGCGCTCACTCCCCGAGCAGCGTCTTGCGCTGCAGGAAGGCCGGCGCGGGGTCGAGCACGCCGCGCGGCCCCGTGGCGATGGTGCCGGACAGGCCGCGGCGCGCGCGCTCCACGGCGCGCAGCCGGGCGGCGCGGCCGGCATCCTCGGCGGCGGCCTCGGTGCGCGCGGTCGTCTCGGCGACGGTCTCCACCTGCGTTGAAGCGGGCTGTCGCTTCGACCACCACCGGCTTCGGCGCGCGGAACAGGCCACCCATGCGGAGGTCCTTCGGGCTGGGGGGAAGGGGCGCCCCGGCGGGGCCGGAAAAGACGAAGGCCCGCCCGGCTGGTGCCGGGCGGGCCTTCGAGTTCCGGGGGGCCGGGGAGGATGCCGTGGGACGCAATTCGCCCCGTGGCGAAGCCTTGGTAGCCGGGCCTCAGCCGGCTGTCAAGAATTTTTTCCTAGACAGCGAAGATTTCGCGTCCTCCGCGCCGCCAAGCGCCCGGAACAGACCATGCGGCGTCAGCGCGAAGGGCGCATCCGGCCCGAGCAGCGCGCGGCACAGCCCCACGCAGGTCAGCGGCGACAGCGGCGGCAGCCGGCGCGGGCGCGGCGCATCGGGCAGGAAGGGGCCGACCACGGCAAGGCCCGCGCGGCGATAGAAGCCCGGCAGGTCGAAGCCGGCCGGCACCGGCAGCCGCGCCACCAGCAGCCGCCCCGACAGCGGCTCCAGCACGGTCCAGCCGAGCTCGTCGCCGAGCGCCGCGAAGCAGTGACGGAAGCCCGGCCGCAGCAGGCGCAGCCAGGGCTGGTCCGCCTCTCCTCCGAAGGCGATCCAGACGCGCTGGCCCGGGCCGTCTTCCACCAGGCGACGGTGCGACAGCCGTGTCACGCGCCGCATGCGGGCCGCCCCGGGACGGCCCCCGGAAACGGGATGACCTCGGCGCCCTCGGCCGGCGTCATGCCGCGCGCGGCGCCTGCCACGATGCCCTTCTGGCGCAGCGGGAAATCGAGGCGATCCATCGCCTCCCTCCACAGGCGCAGGTCGCCGCGCTCCGCCGGCACGCGCGGGCTGGGGGCGGTGCCGCGCTCGCCCCAGATGCGCAGGATGCGGGCGTGGACGAGCTCGATCCGGCGGTGGCGGTAGAGCCGGTCGAGGCACTTCACCACGTCGTCCGGCTCGCAGGGGCGGATGACGGCGCCGCGGCCGGCCGACAGGCGCGCGCCTTCCCGCCGGGCGACCAGGGCGCTCATGGTCCAGAACCAGGCGTCCTCGGCGCTGGCGAAGGGCTCCGCTTTGGCGAGGCTGGCCAGGATGGGGGTTCGGCCGGGGGCGATGGGCATCGGTGTCCTTCCTCGGTTCTGAACAAAACAGGAACAAACCGGAGGTTAATCTGTTCCACCTGGGGTTGCAAGGCAGAAGTTCCTATTGCGTCGCGATTCGAAACCTAGGATGTCATGCCCAGGTGGATGTGCCATACGTCGTTGCGATGAGGCAGGAACCCACCCGGAGGAGACCGGCGCGGCGGGCCTGGACGGAAGGGCTGGTTGGATGCGGCACGAGGATGTCTGGCGGGCGATCGACGCGCTCGCCGCGGAGCACGGGCTTTCGGCCTCCGGCCTGGCCCGCAAGGCGGGGCTCGATCCCACCGCCTTCAACCCGTCGAAGCGCACCGGGCCGGATGGCCGGTCCCGCTGGCCCTCCACCGAGAGCGTCGCGAAGGTGCTGACCGCGACCGGCACGGGGGTGGAGGCCTTCGCCTCCCTCGTCACCGGCGCCCCGGCGCTGCCGCGCGGCCGCGCGGCGCCCGGCCGGCGCATCCCGCTGATCGGCCTCGCCCAGGCCGGCGGCGACGGCTTCTTCGACGATGGCGGCTATCCCGTCGGCGCCGGCTGGGACGAGATCTCGGTGCCCGACGTGCCGGACCCGAACGCCTATGCGCTCGAGATCAGCGGCGATTCGATGGAGCCGGTGTTCCGCGACGGCGACGTGGTCATCGTCTCGCCTGGCTCGCCGGTGCGCCGCGGCGACCGCGTGGTGGTGCGCACCCGCAAGGGCGAGGTGATGGCGAAGGAGCTGATGCGGCAATCGGCGCGGCGGGTCGAGCTCGCCAGCCTCAACCCCGCCCATCCCGGCTACAGCTTCGGCCTCGACGAGCTCGCCTTCATGCACAGGATCGTCTGGGCCAGCCAGTAG